TAACCACTGGTGGACAAATTGCTTTCATTTGTTATGAAAAAGGCACATGGCACATTGCGACAAAACTAGCAGCTGAGACTACTCAGACTACTGGTGCGTTTGTTTTTGCAGCGTAATAAAATAAATAATGTGGGCCTTCGGGCCCACGGTTTCTTAATTAAGGAGGGAAACACATGGCAGATACAGTAACAGGACCAGAGGTCTTACAAGAAAATGAAAAAAGAGTTGCGCTCAAAATAGTTATAGAGTCAGACGGCTCAGGCAGCACAACAGTGTTTTATGATGCTTCAGCACGAACAGTAGGAGGAGCTGCTACACGAGGAGCCTTACAAAGAGTTTGGTTTTGTTGTGATACCGGAGACGGTGGAGATTCTTTTGCTCGTTTAGATTTTGAAGATTCAGATGGTGACAGACCATTATTAGGTTTAACAGGCACAGGATATTGGGATTTTAGAGAGTTTGGTGGATTACCACCAAGCACCGACGCTAACACCAATGGTGATATTAACGTAGTTATACCTGGTGAGGCTAACGACGGTAATATGTATACAATCATAGCAGAGTTTATTAAAACTGGTTCAGTATAAAAAGGAGTAGCGTATGGCCACTTCCGGCACTAATGTTTTTGAAAACACTTTTTACATTGATGAAATGTTTCAAGAAGCCTATGAACGTGTAGGTGTAGTAGAAATTACAGGTTATCATCTAACATCAGCTAGACGTTCTTTAAACATTATGTTGCAAGAATGGGCTAATAGAGGTTTACACTATTGGGAAATAGGCGAAACTAATATTGATTTAGTTGAAGGCCAAGCAGAGTATAAATTTTTTAGAGCAACAACTGATGGCACAAGTGCTACTACAGTTGCTCCTGCTGACGTTTATGGTATCGAAGATATTTTAGAAGTTACTTATAGAACAGACAGAACACAAACTACACAATCTGATTCAGCAATGAATAAAATTGATCGTTCTACCTATTCTGCTTTAGCTAATAAACTATCTAAAGGAACACCAAATCAATATTATGTGCGTAGATTTTCTGATCATACCAGTATAACTTTTTATCCAACACCTGATTCTACAGCAGCATCAAGAGATGCACATATATATTTTGTTAAAAGAATACAAGATGCTGGTGCATATACCAACACAGTAGATGTACCTTATCGTTTTGTACCTTGCATGGTATCCGGATTATCGTATTATCTATCACAAAAGTATAACCCACAGTTAGTGCAACAAACAAAAATGTTATATGAAGATGAATTAAACCGAGCGTTAACAGAAGATGGTTCTTCTACTAGCACTTATATAACCCCGAAAGCTTATTATCCAAATGTCTAATTTTGCAAAAGGTAAACACGCATTAGCTATTTCTGATAGAAGTGGAATGCAATTTCCTTACAAAGAAATGCGTAAAGAATGGAATGGTGCTTTTGTACATTCTTCTGAATTTGAACCTAAACACCCACAGCTACAACCACGCGCTAGGATAAATGATCCACAAGGTTTACAAAACGCAAGACCAGCAAGAACAGAAAACGCTACTTTAAGATTATTAAAATTAAATCCTTTCGAAACTAGAGTTGCAAGTTCTGGAGATATAAATGTTTTTGAACCAGGACACAATAGAACAGCAGGAGACACAGTTAGGTTTTACGGATCAGCAACAACAGCACTTGGTGATGGCACCATTAGAAGCTATGGCGTACCATTAAGCTTTGATGGTGTTACTGGTGCTAATCTTGGTCGCGCTGCAGGCTACACTATTACTTTAGGTAGAAAAGATTCTAGCGGTAATATAGATGCTAGCACCACAACAGACTTTTATCATTTTACAGTTGCAACAAACACTGCTACAACTGGAGGTATTAATGGTGGGGGCGATTTTGTATCGTCTGGTCCCGTAACATTGGTAAGTTAGGATTATTATGGCATTCACTTTAGCAACATTAAGAACAGCAATTAGAAATTACACAGAAGTAGGTAGCACAGTTTTAAGTGACACTATTCTTGATACAATTATAATTAACGCTGAAGCAAGAGTTTTTAGAACAGTAGATGCTGATGCTAACAAGTTTTATGCAAATTCAGAAACAGTTATTGGTATTAGATATATAACCGTGCCTACCGGCACAAGGATTATTAGGTCAGTGCAAATTACTAACCCAACCACTTCAGACCAAATATATTTAAAACAAGTAGATCAATCATTTTTAGCAGAATATCATCCAGATTATGACAATGCTAGTGATAGAGGTATACCAAAATATTACGCGCATTGGGACGAGGACAATTGGGTAGTAGCACCAACACCAGATGCAGCTTATGCCTTAACAATGGCTTATATCAAACATCCAACTACAATTACTACTTCGGAGTCTCAAACTACCGATTTATCTACATATGCTCCGGATTTATTATTATATGCATGTTTAGTAGAAACCTTTAAATACTTGAAAGGTCCTGAAAATATGCTACAACTATACGAAGCTTCTTATGCAGAGGCTATACAAACGTTTGCAGCCCAACAACAAGGTCGTAGACGCAGGGACGAATACAGAGATGGTGCACTACGTATCCCTATCCAATCACCATCACCATAAATTTATAAGGAGAAAACAATATGGCAAATGTAATACCAACATCTTTTAAAACAGAACTATTGTCTGGTACACACAATTTTGCATCAGGCGGAGATAGCTTTAAAATAGCTCTGTATACATCTAATCCATACAGTGCTTCATCTACAGCTTATTCTACTAGTAATGAAGTAAGTTCAAGTGGCACTAATTATTCTGCTGCCGGACAAACACTAGATAGTCAAGCAGTAGCGGCTACCAGTACTACTGGTCACGTTGATTTTGCTGATGAAACTTTTTCATCAGTAACACTAACAGCAGCTTTTGCAGCTATTTATAATGATGATAAAAGTGATAAACTTGTTTTAGTATTAGACTTTGGTGGAGATAAAACTGCAACTAACGGCGACTTCGTAGTGCAATTTCCAACAGCTAATGCTTCTGATGCTATTATTAGAATAGCATAAAGGATAAAATATGGCACTAGTTCTTAACGATAGAGTTAGAGAAACCACAACTACAACTGGCACGGGCGCCGTTGCGCTCGGTGGAGCTGTATCTGGTTTTGAAACTTTTGCAGCAGGTATTGGTAACAGTAATACTGTTTACTATGCAATAGTTCACAGAACCGCAGCTGAGTTTGAAGTTGGTCTTGGTACATTAGACGGCGATAGTTCTGATCTAACACGTACAACTGTTATCTCTAGTTCTAATAGTGATAGTGCTGTAAACTTTGCATCAGGCACAAAAGATGTATTTTGTACACTGCCTGCAAGCAAAACTGTATTTGAAGACGCAAGTGGTCATGTAAGTTTACCTCACGATTTATTTGTTGCAGGTGGTCTTATAGATCTTAAAAATGATGGCGGTGCTGTATCACAAATTAAATTTTATTGTGAGTCTAGTAATGCTCACGCACAAACACTTATTGGTGCACCTCACTCAGAGTCTGCATCTAACACTTTAACACTACCAAGCACCGGTGGTAATGCTAGATTAGTTTCAACAGCTTCAACTGCAACTCTTACAAACAAAACACTAACAACACCTGTCATAGCAGAGATAGATTCTAGTGCCGATATAACACTAGATGCTGATGCAGATATCGTACTAGACGCTGCAGGTGGTAACGTAGAATTTAAAGACGCTGGCACGCTTCAATTAACTATAGACATGGATGGCACTGCAGGTGCACAGATAATTAAATTAGAAGTAGATAGTGACGACTTAATATTTAAACAATATGACGGCACAGTAGTATTAACATTGGATGATGACACAACTGTAAAAGTTGCAACCGATCTAACAGTTGGTGACGATGTAAGCTTATTATCAGACGCTGCCGTTCTTAACTTTGGTGCTGATAGTGACGTGTCATTGACTCACGTGGCGGACACAGCGTTATTATTAAACAGCTCGAGACA